AGAAGGCAGCTCAGACTTTTAGGCTGTTTCTAGCAATTTTGCTTCTCTGTCTCTGCGTCCTACAAGGCCGCTAGTCTTATCCCATAGCCTCTTCATGCTTCTGAATTGGTAGGCCATAGCAGTGTAATCTTTACCGGCTGATATAATTTTCTTAAGCTCTAGCATTTCTGTTCTAGAGTTTCCCTTAAATGAAGTGCCACGGTTAAATACAAGAGATACCATGGCAGCTTGAGCGTTTTCATGTAAATCTGAAACACCTGGAAAAGCTCTTTCTGTAAGGTTTGTAAATTTAGGTAGAATAAATTCTTTAAATGTCTGTATTGCCTCTTCCCAAGTAAAGGTAATGCCCTTCAACTTAACTGTATATTCTTTAGCATTCAAACCTTTCAATCCTCTACCTCCACGAATCAAAGATAGCTCCGCGCTATCTGTAAGAGGTTTAAAAATCTTGTCCACCTCTTCCTCAGTATAATAGCCAATATCAATACCCACCATGGCTGTAGGACCAGAAAATCCTCCTGGCCAGGTAAAAGTACTCTTATATACCTTTTCATAATAGGCCTTCCCGCCTGTTTCCTCAGTAACAATAAACTCAATACCTTTGTCATTTAGTTTCATCTTCAATCTCCAATGTATAATCACCTTCTTTCTCATTGGTGATCTTGCGTTCAGTAATATCAATTACTTCCAACTTGGCCTCTAGAGAAGCATTGCTTGTGCTGTTATATTTGAGATCTACCACAGCCTGACCTCCAATGTATACAGCCATGATAGCTGCAAACACTTCTACAGTTTTAGTAAATATAGTTGGGTAGATTGCAAGCAATGCTGGGTCGTGGTCTAAAAGAAATAATAACCCGATACTGCTTACGTAAAATACAGCTAAGATAATAAATCCAGAAAAAGCAGCAAAGAACTTTTTGCTTGAGAAATGATTGGTTTGCGCAAGCTCCTGATTTTCTTTAGGGCATACACCAGGAGGCGTAACACCATTTTGAAGAAAGGCTGCAGCATTTTGAGCTATATTAATTATAGATTTAAACATATTAGAAATATAATTGTACCAAAAAATATCCTGCAGCAAAAGCTCCAACTGGACCTAAAAATTGTAGTATAAACCCCCAGGGGCCAACAGAAGATAAAAGTGCGGCTAGAATAGTGGAGCCTACGCGTAAATATAACAGAGCTAGAAATGCACCAGCAAGATAACCCATAAAGGATTTAATTCTATAATACTTATCTGATGTCTTCTTATGCTCTGTCTTTTCTGCAACAATCTTTTGCTCGGCATAGGATAATGAAGCTCTGCACTTTTCATTTTCTTCATAGATCTCTATTTTTTCTTTTTGTTGCGCAACCGCCCAGTCCTCCAAGGCTTTAAAAGATTGATCTATAGAAGCTTTGTCTTTTTTAAGCTGAACAATTCTTTCTCCAGCCTGCATCAATTCTCCTCTAAGCTCTAGCAGCTCACTAGTAATCGTGGGCTTTTTTTCAACTGCCTGTGCTGTATCACTCAAAAATAACAAAATTAAAACTGCGTAATATACTGGGTTCATTTATTTGCCTCCTAGGTCTGCAATAATTTTATCTAATCTAGTCAAAGAATTGTTAACAGCGTTGTTCAATTCATCTATATTTTTACCTAGAGAACCAGAGGACATACGAGGAGGTTGCTCTGTGATAGGTTGATACGTTCTTGTTCTTGGTAGGCTAGAGCAAGCTGTAAGCATTAAAAAGGCTAATAAGAAAAACCTATTCATTCCCGTACGGTATCATAATATATTTAAAATGTCCAGAAGATACAAAAAAAGCCCGATCGGTAATGATCAGGCTTCTCGTTTATAGCATTTAAATATATTTTATTTTAATGTCTTTGAGGTTTCTTGCTGTTTATCAATGTAAACTAAAACTTTATTAAGATCTTGTCTCAACGCTTGTTGCTGTTGGTTTTGTGCTGAAAAATACCATACTGCCCCAGCAAATTGCACAAACAAACCTACAGCTGCTGTGGCAAAATATTTTAAAACAAGCTGACGCATTTCCATATAGCTGTCAGCAGTTTGCTTTAAATAACCTACCTCTTTCACAAGAATATGTAATTGCTCACTAAGATTAAGTATAGATCCTCGTAAACCATTTTTGCCATCTACTCCAACACTGATATGCATTGCATCTCTTGCCATATCGCGAACAATTGCGACAGAATTTTCTAAAGAATTTATACTTTCAGAAGTTTCAGAGTGAATTGTATCTAGTTTTTGACGTATAACTTCAAGCTCAGCATCTCTTAAAAGCTTCTGATTTTGTAACTGCATAATAGCTGTTACTGTATTGAATTCTTGAGGATTGAGTTCGTCGGTATAACTAGACATAAAGCTTACATCTATTATAATAAAACCTAAGGATTTTGTCGCTTAATTATTTCTATTTTTTCCTCGGGATCCACTTGTTCCTCATCGGATATATAGTAGCTCAACTCTTTTTTGTCGTAAGTTTCCTTTTCAACAATTTCATCAGTATCTTGCTCTTCTGTTTGTTCTGAATCTCGTTTAGCTCCTCTAAATACAGAGCGTACGGAATCATCGTAAACTTTATCAACTAGCAGCAATTCACTGGTGCCGACTTCACCTAAATAAACTCCTTGTTTAGGTTTAGTCAAAGAATGCTCTACACAAGTCCATTTGCTTTGAGGAATGCCGAGCATCTCTAAGGCTTCAACTCTTTCAGTTGGAATGGGCTTACCGCTTACCACGCATTTGTGTATTTTTTTAGGCATATCTCAAACTATTGTTGTCCTCCCTGAGCTTGCTGCTTTGCGCCCTGCAGTCCCTGGGATTTAGACTGTGAAGTCATTTGTTCTAATTGAGCTTTAACCTGCGCATAAAGCTCCTGGTCTTGCGCCTTGATCTGCTGCAGCTGCGCCCTTCGCTGCGCGCCATCCATAGGGAATAACTGCTGCGCAATCTGTTGCGCCTGCTCTAATGCATCGGATGGGGTCATACCTTGCCCTGCTACGGCGCCTCCACCTCCCTGCATACCTCCTCCCTGCTGCTGTCCTTGTAGCATCTGCATCAGATTTGCTTGAGTAGCCTGAGCTATTTCTTGCTTTTCCTTTTCCTCTGTCTGGATTTCCTCCACTATGCGATCTTCTTCCATCTTCTTTCTAACCTGATCGCTATAATCAAAGTTGTAGAGCTTGAGCATTTCGCTACGAGCAATAGCATTAGCAGAAACCAACTGGCTAACCACACCCTTGCGCTCCATATCATCAGCAAAAGTAATGGGAATAAGAGAAATCTTGGCTTTAGGTAAACCCAGAATATGTCCTACTACGTCACCAATATGATTTAACAGTTTATTGTAGTTGTTAGGGATTACACTCCAGGCGTTTTCAAACATGCGTAACATTGGCCCCGCAGCTTGTTGCTGAAAACTCATCTGAAACATTTCAACAGGAACATCTAAAGCGTTTAAAATAGAATTTCTTGCATTCTCCATCATCTCCACAGGTGCTAACTTTGTGCCGTCACCTCCAAGCTGTTGGTAGTTTAATGGGAAGGCAAATTTGTGGTAAGCTCCTGGGTCTCTTCTGTGCTCTTCAATCATTTCATCTACAGCCCCAGACCAAACTCCTCCATTTTGGTTCAAAAGCGGATTGGCTGCAGGATTAGTAGCGTCACCCATAGATATCACCCTGAAGGGGGCAATGTCTTCAAAGCAAATTACCTCATTATACCTCTTCAATGTTTGAAGCATGAAAAAATCTTCAAAGATAAACATGCTAGGAGGGATAGCTTTTCCATCCGTACGCATCGTACTAGGTGTATCTAGTTTGAGATGGATAAAATTCTTAGTGTTGAAAGACAGCATCGTCTTATTGAAAACACAGTCAAAGATAATCTGCGGAGTTTTCTTGCTATAAAACTTGTTGTTTTTGGTCATCACTTTTTTTCCGTACTGCTGAGGAATGTCCCAAAAATACTCTGACTCGCCAGTAGTTTCTTCGTGGCGAATTTTAATTTCTTTAGCAGGCCAGTGAACAATATGAATTTTATCTAAATCGTTAGCTGGTTTATCTACACACTTATGCTCGCCCTTATACCCGCACTTTAAACAAGTCATAGTATACTTGTTTTTATTAAACTCGTAGTTGTTGAGCTTATCAATGTTGGTGTTTTTATGGCACTCAGGACATGCAAGATATCTATAAAAACCCTGATTCACAGTAACAAATTCGTTACCATAGGCCAAAAGATTTAACCCTGCTTTAGCGCATACCTGCTTCCAGTTCAGTTTATCAAGCGTATCCTGATATGTCTTTTTAGCTTCCTCATCATCACAATCAATAGACAATGATGTAATAAAGTAATTTGCAATTCTATTAAGTGCCTGCTTATAGAAGCCATTCCTGTATAGGAAATGCTCTGCCCATAAAAGCATCCCCTCGATGTTCATCGGAAGATACTGCAGAGGCACGTTGTAGAATGGATTAGAATAACGGTCTCTGCCGTTGTCACCTACTTTAAAATAGCTTTGAGGGTCGTCTGGAGTAGTCATGACTATTCGTTATCTTTAGAGTTTAAATCTGCAA